CCAGCAGGTTTTCCACCTTTTCGTCGATCACAGCGGTCTCCATGGCGGCATCATCAAAGGGTAAATCTCGGAACCACTGCGGCAAATGCAGTTGGTCAGTGGGATAGGCCACAGATGTGAAGTTTAGCGGATTGCCTTTGAGTTTGCACACAATCACTTTCATACCGTCCACGATCTGTAGGCTGTACTTGTCGCCGTGCATTCGTCTGAGATTGTTCCAATTCATTGAAGCACGCACGTGGCCTGGCATATTGGCTCGGCCCAGCCGCTCTTCTTCTTTGACGAACTTGGTCAAGTTGTTCACACGCTTGGGCGACCCTTTTTCCCAGGCAGGTCTTTCTGTGAACTTGATTTTGAACTCTTTGACTTCGTTGATCACCCAGTCCTTGTCCGAACCCTGCAACACGTGAGTCAGCAGATGTAGCAAGAACTCTTGTATGACCCGGGGAGTGTCAGCACGTTTGAGATCCAGGCCCATGGCTTTGATCTGTCCGGGTTCACCGTTGACATCCTTGCGCTTGCCTTCTTTGTCATAGATCATGACCGCATAACGCTTCTTGGTGATGTAGAGTCCTTTGATGGCCACCAGTTCCCTACCACCACGTATGATCTCACCGTGATCTCTGCGACAGTGGAAAGCCTGCTCCATGAAGCCGGGGAAGGAATCATTCAGTTGATCAGCTATGGTGTCATAGATCTGTATGGCAGTGTCTTTGTCCCAAGCTATATCTCCGGCATCAATCTGCGGCTTCAGTGTAGAATACGCAGAAAAGTAACAGGAATCAGTGTCACCGTAGATAATGGCATCGCCCACGTGATCATACCGGCCTGTGACTGCTTCGTTGATAAACGCAGCCATGTGACGTGCAATTTGCCGACCCACCAGTGTGGTTGACTGGCCGATGCGTTTGTCAAAGAACCTACAGCCAGGATTGAGAATGGCACCGTAGAGACTGTTCAAGTTGATCTTTTTCACCAACTGTCGCTTGTCCCAGAACTCAATGTCTTCTTTGGTCTTGGCTTCTTTGAGATTCTTCTGCAGTTCTTTACGCTCTTTGTACCAGCGTGCCAGCAGTCCTGGTACCACACCTTCGCGCTCATAGGTAAAGATAGTGCCATTGGCCGACAAGCAGTAAGGCGTGTGGCTGTCAAAGATCATGCTCCAAATTTCTGCTGCCGACAGGTCTTGACTGGTGCCATCTTCCCAGTCCACCGTGAGCACTGTGCCGCGCTCACGATTCATCACAGCAGTGTATTCCAAGGAACCAAACATATTCTCCCAGGCAGCAGCAAATGAGTTGCCGGCCAGCATCTTGCTTTTGAGATGTGCGTCGGTCATGGTGGGTCTCAACTGACCAACAATGGTCTCAGGAGCCATGTTCAGTGCTTGGATGGCCGAAGGATACAGACTGTTGATGTCCACTGCACCTATGTAGTCATGCAAACCTTTTTTGGGATAGGCCACATACGCACCTGCGGCTGCTGTGTCATCGTCAGTGAGGCGCTGTTTGCGGCTGGGTACCACCAGGCCACGCTCGTGCGCTTCATTGATGATGGCCTGTTCTGTCACAGCCACTGCGCCTGCTGTGGTAGGCAGTAATACCGTGTTCTCATGTGCAATTTCATTAGCCAAGTCTAGGAATTTAAGTTTCTTGTCCAGTTTGGCCAGCAGGGCCACGTCTTGTCTGTTGTAGTCTATGAACACACGCCAATCTTTGTTGTACAAACTGTCCAGCGTGCCTTCATAGGCCAACTTGCGCTCGCCCAGTTCATACTCGCCAATGGCGTCCAGGGAATAACTGTGCCGTTCTTCATAGGTGTATTTCCTGTACAGTTGCATATAGTCCATATGCACACGACCTATCAAGTCAAAGGTCTCTGACTCTTTGCCAAAACGTTCAAAGGTGCGCGGCTTGGGAAACTGGCTCCATAAACAGAACTTGCGTGTGTCGTCTCGGCTGAGAATGCGTGTCACACGATTCACAGTGTAAGGGATATCATAGCCTTCGGAGTTCCAACCCGACAGTACATCTGCGTCTTCTATGAGATCAAGGAATGTTTCCAGCAACTGACCTTCGTTACGGAACACAAATGTGTTGTCAAAGTGTTGTGCGATTTCGGCAGCAGTTTCATCGCTCATGCCTGCGGGAGGCACCACCAAGGTGACCAGTTTGTCCATCCAGTCTAAATACACACTGATGGCTGTGATGGGATTGAATGGATCCGATGGATCAGCAAAGCCTTTGTCTTGATCGAAACCTGTTTCGATGTCAAAGAATGCCACGTGCAATTCGGGCGACTTTTTGCCTTTGTAGTTTTCTTCCAGGCATCGCAACACAGGCTTGATGTCCTGCTCATACAAGGTCTTGCCCGACTGTATGCGTATTTCTTTTTGGAATTCTTTGAAGTTGCGTGTGCTGAATCTTGCAACAGGCGTGTCATACACACTGCGGAATTTGCCACGCGGATCATCGTAGTAAAAGATATAGTTGGCTGGATACTCTTCGTATCTCCTTGCACCTGCCACACGCTCTACTACATAGATACGATCTTCATCGCGGCTGTGTAGTGCATCAACATAACTCAAATTCGTTCTCCTATGCACACTTTGGGCTGTGCAAATACCAATCTTGCCTTGAGGCGGCGAACCTTATGACTGCTGTATAATTAGCTTGATCAGTCCTATGCTGTCAATAATACTCAGCAACAAATAATTTCCCAGGATACCAAAACTGCCACGAGTGTAGGCACACCATGCCATAATCAAGCAGCCGGTAATAAAAGCAGAGTACAACGGAATAAACGGCAAGTGGGGCACAGTCCAAGCATAGGTAACACTACATCCTATGCTGATGGCCCAACCGGTCATCTCCAAGCAAAAGCGAAAGGGATTTTCCCGCCAGTCGTTTTTGACATAGTCCCCAATGCTGTTTCGCCACTGGGCATATCGACTGGTCACAGAGTCTTGCCAACTGTGGTCAGGATATTTTCCAACAGTTCGTGATCTTGTTGCTCTTTACCAAACTCGGCCTTGTGAGCGATCTTGATGGCCTTTTTGAGGATTGAGGGTTTGATTTCCATTTCCTCGGCAATGGCTTTGACTGTGTCGTTGAGACCTTCGGTCAAGGTTTCGATTTCGTGCATGACCTGGCTGCCTTCGTTGAACAGTTGAGTCAATTTCGCGCGTTGTTCTGAACTAAAATTCCTTGTCATTTCTTGTTTCCTTTTTGTTTAATTTTTTCTCCGCTTCTCTCTTTTTTGCGGCTTCTGACATTCGTTTTTTTGTCTCCTCTGATCTTACTATTCCAGTCAAAGATTTAGAAATTTTATTTCGAATTTCAGGGTCTAATGCTCGTAGTATAGCAGCCTGCTTGAACTTTTGTCTAGTTGTTTCGGAGTATTTTTTGCCTCTTGAGTTGGAAGGCTTTCCGATTTTTGATTCTGATAATTTTTTACTATGCTCCGGTGTTGGTGATTTACCATACATTGGGTTTTTATCACCTATCTTAGATAGAGATAATTTTTTCTTTGTTTCTGCGGAATGTGATTTCCGTCCTGTTTTTTTCCGTTTTTCTCTAATCTTCTTGGCTCCTTCGAGGCCGTAAATTTCTTCCCAGGTTTTTCCTTTTTTAACAATTGACCATTTTTTTTGTTTCTTCGGAATGTATCGTTCCGCTTGCACCTTCTCCACCGTCGGCTAAGTTACACAAACATCCAGTGCCGTCGGACAATTTTCCATATTGTTGTATAAGACTTTTTTCTAGACCCCATGCTTCATCTTCGGTTAAGTTTTCTTTTATTTTTTTGGAAACAAAACCATGTTTTGCTACAATATTTTTCCAATAAGGATTTCGCTTATGAGATGTATCTCTATTAGCCTTACCTTTGCCTATGTAAAAAGGATTGCCGTGCGGGTCAGTTGATCTATAATGAGCATACACATAAAACATAATTAAATACCTTTAGTTGTATTTAATTGGCTTTTTGGTATGAAAATATTTATTGTTAAGATTATTTTGTTCAGTTACACCAACTTTGTTTGGCTTCACCATAGTATTCTCTAGCAAAACCGTTTTTGATCAATTCGGCACGCAGGCTACGACCATCCACGATGACATCACCCAACACACGGCCACCAAACTTGTCCCAGGCGATCAATGCTATCTGTGTTTTTTTGGCAGATGCCACAAATGCCTTGGTAAACTCAGTGGCAGCGGCTCCGCGCTTGGCTTCAGATTCGCACTTGGCACGATGCCCTTTTTCTGGCGTATCCACACCATACACTCTCACGCTGAGTTTTTTTTTCAGCGGGTCAGGCAACCAAGGAGCAGCAAACTCAACTGTGTCTCCGTCCACCACTCGTGTTACTGACCAGTCATGGAGTTTTGATTCGGGCTGTTTCTGCGCCCAGACCGGCATGGCGATGATTAGTGCTAAAAAAACAAAGAGTTTTGACATTGTGATTCCTTTATTATGCCTGTGTCACAGTTACTATTAAGCTGTGTATCAACGGTTCCTGTGTTTGGGCTGCCGTTGATAGGATTTGGGATTCTTGTGTGTGCCCGACCCCCGGGCCACCCGTTGTGCGGCTCTGGCCACGGGATTGCGCGGTGCAGGGGTGGATTTCTTGGGTGCTTCCAGCACACGATAACCTTTTTTCTCTGACCGATCCAACATCTTCATGGCAGAGTTGATGTCGTTGTCTAGAGCAGCGATTTCCAGTGCGCGGAAGTTGTCCCGGCCAATGTTGGTACCAGGCGTGACACGCACAAAGTTGTACAAAGTGTCAATCCACATTTTGGCAGCACGGCTGTTCCTGCCACCCAGATTAAGCAAGGGTCTAATGGTCTTGGATATGAGATCTGTTAGTGATGTGGCCTCGACATTGGGGAAAACTTTTTTCAAGCCATCATAGATCTGGTCTCCATCGGTGGCTTCATACACTTCTTCTATGTACTCGTCGATCACACGATGATTGGCAGTGTCTTCGCTGGTCTGCTCCACACCAAAGTTCTTGTCGAATCTCGCGCCCGGTGAAATGGGATTTTTCATCTGTGTGTAGAAAGGTTCTAGATCTGGACCCACTGAATCTTCGGGACCTTCGGTGGGTGTTCCTGTGTAGTTTTGTGTGGGATAGTCGCGAGGTGTATTGAGTAAATCTCTCAGGGGACCTTCTCGGTTGTTGTATTCTTCCCAGTCGTAGCTGGTGTCTATGCCCTGCAAGGATTCTTCCTTGACCTGCTGTTCGTGGAACTGAGCATTGGGGCCGGCTAGATCGCCTGCCTGGGGGTTGCCTGCCACATCCACGGGATCGGGATCCATGAGCTGTACCACATCTCGGGGAAGGCTGTGTCCTGCGCGATATTCAAACAAGTCGTTGATGATCATCGCTCTTCCATGTAGTCTTGCGCCACAGGCTTGGTGTGTTGTTCCATCATCTGCTCATGCACCTGATCGATGGCTCGTTTGGCATCTGCTAGGCTGGCGAATCCTGTGCCTATTTCTTTTTCATCTACTTTGACCACAAAGCCATCTGTCATGTTGCCGCAGATGTCGGCTGTTTTTTCACCGTTGGGGCCAATCGTGACTCGATCCACGGGCTTCAATGAGTCTCCACCGCGATTGCTGTCTTTTGTTTTGAGATCCGTGTCAGGCTTCTTGTCTTTGGCGACTGTGTCTAAAAAGTCTTTGAGATCTCGAGCCGAACCCTTGACTACAATATCTTCGCCAATGGCTGATTCTGCCACTGCTGATTCATTTTTTTCACGCCCGGCACAGTGTGCCTTTTGACTGAATCCCCGGGGATTGGCGCAGTTGATGGACTTCTTGTATTTTTCTGACCATTTTTCTGTCACAGGTTCTTGAGTTTTTTTCTTGTCTAGTTCTTGATATAATGTTTCAACCTGCTGATCTAATTCTGCAGCCTGATCCTGTTCTACCTGCGACATCTTTCTGGCCAAGGCAGTATCTTCAGCAGAGTCGCCCACCAACCTACTGGGGATTTTGCTGGCAGGATCTGTACCGCGCAGATATCCTACGAACTTGGGGCCGGCACCTTGATTGAGATCACCCTCGGCGATGCGTTGCAGTCGAGCGGCTATGTCGTAGATGTCCTGATTGCTCATGCACGAGCTTTCTTGAGAAAGCTACGCAGCATCCAGTTGTGCTTGCCGTGTGCGTCCTGGCGCTCGGCCAAGAAGTTTAGTATGCCTTCTTGATTTTCTGCCTTGGCACTGGCTATGGCAGTGCCGATCAAGGCCAAGAGTTTTTCATTGTCAGTTTTGAGTTCTTCAAACATGAGTTCTGCTCGGGGGATCTTGACTTGATCTTGGATAACGCTGAGTTCTTGATAGCGTAGCAGTGATCCCGGTGCGTACACATCCAGCACACGGATGTACTCAGCAGTGGCGTCAGTTGATTCAAAAACTTCTTGCGCCAGGTTGTCAAAAAATGCATGATACTCGCTGAAGTCTGGACCTTCCACGTTCCAATGGAAACTTTTGGCCTTGAGATAAAACGCAAAACTGCTGGCTAATAGTTGTTTGAGATCGTCGGCTAACATAATTTAATCCTGTGTGATGGTGCTGGTCTGGGGACGATTGGCCTTGAGATAATCTCTGACTGTATCGATGTATTCTTGTGCTAAAGTGATTTTCTTTTGTACCCACTCGGGCAAATTTTCTGTGTCATCAAGCATACGCTGTAATTCATGTGCGGCGTCTGCTATGGTAGATGCCTGGCTTTTGGCCATTTCGCCTTCTTCGTCATACTCGTCTCGGTCGTAGTCTTCTTCTACTTTACGCACACCACGAATTCCAGAAACTAATTTAGTACCGTTGGGCAAAGTATATATACCGGGTGTTTTGCCAGTTTTTTTGGCACCAGGATATTTTTTCATGATCTCACGATGACGATCATCATCTGACATCTTATCGCTGCCGGGGATTTCTATTTTGTCTTGGCTATAGTTTTCTTTTA